TTTGCTAGAAACAAAGCGTGGGCAACTCACACAAACGACCTGAACACTGAAACCGGAGCGCAGTATCATCTCGAAGCGTTAGAATTTTTGGATGGGTTGCTAGAACAGGGCGTGGTGGCTGATTTGGTTATATTCGACCCGCCATATAGCCCCCGCCAATTATCGGAATGCTATAAGCGGGTGGGAAAAAAAGCGACTGCCCAAGACACCCAGTCTAAATCGTGGAGCGACTGGAAAAACGCTATAGAAAAAATAACGGTAGAAAATTCTATAGTGCTTTCGTTCGGGTGGAATACCGTAGGAATGGGCAAAAAAAGAGGCTTTGAGATTGTGGAAATAATGATGGTTTGTCACGGCGGACAGCATAACGATACGATTTGCATGGCTGAAAAAAGAACTTCAAATAGCCCAACTGGGTTTTGGGATTAGCAGTCACACCCGCCCGCCACCCGTCAGCGATTGGGGGGTAAATGTCAGGAAAGGCGCGGCGGGATGGAGTAAAGTAATGGCATAGACGAAACACCTAGCCGGGAGATTAGCAATGACGCAAGAGGAAATTGACGTTCGGGACAACGCCATCAAAGCTGAAATTCTAAGTCGAGTAGCAACTAAACGTTATCAGTGTGAACAGCTTGGTTGCTTGTGGGAAGGTCATAATATTCCTACAGATGATCGTAACAGAATGGTAACCTTAGAGCTTAAATCAGCCGCTAAGGCGGATCCACTTTACACAGCCAACTATAAAAAGAAAGATGGTTGGATCACTCTTAGTAATGCAGATATCATTGATTTGTCCGCCACAGTTCGTAAATATATCCAAGATTGTTTTGATCGTGAATACGAACTATATCAACATGTACAAGCATGGACATATGATGAATCTATGCTCAACGAAGGCTGGCCCGCTTCAATTGCTTAAGGAATAAATATATGCCTGAATATTCAAAACCCACAAGCCTTGGAATTATTTGGGCTGATGGTGGAGACAAGATCAAACCTTCTGATGACAAGATTCAGACGGGCTGGCTTGCGGAAATTCCCACCAGACAGAATTTCAATTGGATTGACAATCGTCAAGACCAGTTCATTGCCCATGTTAATCAACATGGCATTGCTGTTTGGGATCAGTATACCAGTTATGTCGCCCTGAAAAGCTATACTCAAGGCTCTAACTCTGTAGTTTATAAAGCCAAACAAGATAGCCTTGGACAAGACCCAACCCTAGATACTGCGAATATGTATTGGGAGGAGGCTTTTGTGACCGCTGAGGGATACTTTGGCGGCAAACGTTATGTAGGATATGAGAGCTTCTCTAGTGATCTTACTGCGGTTGTCAACCATAGATATTTCCTCACATCACCTGCGACTGTAACACTTCCTAGTGTTGCTAATCAGGGTGATGCCGTTGTCATTGCTAAACGAACAGGTATTATCGTACGTGTAGGAAGTTTTACGCTTCAATATGAAGATGAAGCTACTTTTGTTTATGACAATGGGGCTTGGATTGAGATTTCCAACTCAATTGACAATGAAAATAGCGTAACCTTGTCTGGCCCAACGTTGGTAACACAAGGTTCTACAGATACCTACATCATCACCAACTATAACTCTTTTAGTCAATATACTGTATCTGCTTCTGTTGGCACAGCAACACATACTAATGAAAGTATTTCACTTGTTGTACCTAACCCAACGACACAACCTCAGATCACTTTGACGGTTGTTCGTGATGGAGTGGCTACAGCATTTCTTATCGCTGTTGGTGCACAAAGCGTTGTTACTCCATCTATTGTCTATCCGACAGCAGGTCAAACTTCTGTAGAACTTACCCCAACTCTTCAAGGATCTGCTTTCGCTACAGCACCTGCGGGGCAAGACATTCATCAAAGCTCTCAGTGGCAAGTTGCCACTGATGCAGCATTTACTGACATTAAGTTCAATTCTGGGACAGATACAGTAAATAAGACTAGTATTCAAGTCCCCACAGGTTCTTTGTCAATCAGTACACAATACTATGTACGCGTAAGGTATACGGGAGCGATTATCGGGACAAGTGCATGGTCCAACTCGAACACTTTCACAACAACTAATAAGTATGTGATCACACCAACCGTTAGCGTAACAAACGGTCCCGATCAAGTTGATGAGACGCCAACCCTCTCTACTTCAGCATTTGCAGTATTTGGCGGCACAGACACACATGCCTCTACAGATTGGCAAATTGTTAAGGTAAGTGACTCAAGTATTGTATGGCAATCTACTGGTAACACAACTAACAAGTTGAGTATTGTTGTACCTGCAAATGTCTTGCTGGAAAATACTTCTTATAAAGCTCGTGCTCGTCATTCCGGTGCTACCCTTGGTAGTAGTGCTTGGGGGGAATATTCTTTCATCACCCGCGCACAATTCTTCACCTTCACACCAGACAACATTGGTAAATCCTTCGGTGGCGGGTACTACGGAGGTACAATTAAAGTATTGGGTCAGAATTATGCAGTTATCACAGCTCCTAGATCTCAAGGAGGTGAGTCAGGTAATCTGTCGTGGTGTACGGCCACTAATGCTAACCCTGGAACAACCAGCCGAAATGATGGTGTTGCCAATACTAATACACTTCTTAATGATACTTCAAGAGCATATCCAGCTGCTGCATTTTGTAGAGGTCTGAATATAAACGGATTTACTGACTGGTATTTACCATCCAAAGATGAACTTGAGCTTTTATACAGGAGCTTTAAGCCTACCACAGCTATTAATACTGCAAGCTATTCAGCTGGGGGTAATTCTAATGGAGACAATCCAAGTTCTGTGCCGCCAAATACTGGCCCATACACTGCATACAACCCAAGTCAAACCACGGTGTCGGCATTCAAATACCCAAGTGGTGCGGAGAGCTTTACCCTGAATTCTTACTGGACCAGCACTCAACAGCAAGCTGAAAATGCCTATAGCATATACTTTAACGATGGTGAACTCACCAGTATCACCATTTCTTACAGCGGTGCAGTGGCCAGAGCAGTACGTCGAGTCCTCATTCCTTAAATAAAAGATATCTATGAAATATTATAAGTACACTCTTGTCGATGTAGCTTCACGTATTCCTGTTTCAATTGAGCCAGCTAAAAGAGGGCCTGACTTCCCAGAAGGGTTAACTTTTATCTTCTCTCTGGAACAATCATCTTCAAGTGGTGTACCTGTATTTTATGGATATGCCGAAGATGTCTGGGAGGCCGAAGCTTGGATGGAAGAAGTATCTGAAGAAATTTTGATACTTCTCTTCAAACAAGAGCTTATACAAAGGGCTACACTAAGACGTAAAGCTCATATTGAATCTGGGATTATCCTAAAAGATGGTTCTAGGTTCGATTCTTCAAAGTCTACACAAGATGGCCTATCTTCGGTTATTAACACAATGACCTTAGATAAAACTATAAAATGTGTAGACTTTGAAGTTAACTCTTGGGTCAGACTAAGCCTATCTGAGGCTAAAGACATTCTGAGACAGATTAACAAACAAACTCAACAGGCTTTCTCTTGGTGTTGTAAAATGCACCAAGAAGTTGATAAGTGTATTAGTGTTGAAGAATGTCTTTTGGTTTCAACTATCATTGCTCAAGGTATTATATGAACCCATCCCTCAGAAATAAATTAATTGCAGCCTTCATTGCTGCTGGCCTTCCTGTATCAGCAGCCTATGTTGGATATGACCTTACTTTGCCGTCTGAGGGTTTGGTGCTGGCTCCTTACAGTGATCCTGTTGGACTCAAGACTGGATGTGTAGGGCATCTATACACCAAAGTTGATAAAGTTAAAAAGTCTTATACTGAAGATGAATGCATGACTATCTTTGCTCAAGACTTCAAGAAACATCGTGATGAACTTGACAAGGTTGTGAAAATTCCCTACGCATCTGATTGGGAACATGAAGCTCTTACAGATTTCACATTCAATAACGGAATTGGTAATGTAAAAAGCAGTTCTCTGTTGTCCCTTGTTAATCAAGGTAAACACAAAGAAGCTTGTGAGCAACTAATTCGTTGGGTGTATGCTGGCGGTAAAAAGTTAAGTGGGTTAGTTAAACGTCGTGAGAACACTCTTCCATACTGCTTGGGTGAAGTTCCTTACGATAAACAAAAAGACTTTGAACAGTTCCAAAAGGATTACAATGATGCTCTCAAACAAACCAAAGATAATTGATAATCCTAAAGCTGCCCTAAAGACATATTCGTTCATTTCCCTAGTTGCCAACATTCTTATTGCTATTGCTTATGGGTTGAGTCTTGCATTTGGTATGGGCATTGTTAGTCTCAGTCCTGCATACATTGTACTTACTATGGGATTTGTAGCATGTCTTGGTGGTGTGGGAAGGTTTATAAAACAGCAAGTTGGGGATAAAGAGGGTGATGAGGATGTTTAGTGGCATATTCTCTAGTATTTCCTTGTACATCATCCTTGGTCTCGCAGCTTCTACAGCATCACTTGGTTGGTTATCTGTACATAATTACAGAGCTAAGGTTGAAGCTGAGTCAGCACTCGTTGTTGCTATCAACGTCAATACTAGTCTACAAAACTCCCTTAACTTAAAGGATTTATCTTGTAAGATTGATGATAAGGATGTGGCTAGTCTTCAAGCACTCAATATCACAACACAAGAAGTTGTAGACGATGTTTCTACACAACTTCAGTCTCATGCTTCTTTTAAGAAGTCTCCTCCTGTAAACGCTGTACAGTCTTCTGTGCAACACCCTTCCAAAGAGAAAACAAATAATGAAATTACTTATTTGCCTGACGATGGCTTGCTCAGTCCTACTATTACAGGGTTGCTCCACAAGTCCTATTGTAATGCAGAGCCAACAGACGCAAGTTGTGTATCCGCCAGATAGTTTGCTTACTGATCCGTGTAAGGCTGTACCTGCTGGAGTTAGTCTTATTGAACTAGCAGTAGCTTACAATAAGAATGTTGGGTGCATCTCAAAGTATAAGAATCAGATGAAAGCTATTAGGGATAACAAGAAGCAGCAGGAGGCTTTATATAATGCCAAATAACTACTGGGAACGAGCTAGTTTGTTTTTGATGGGGATTGTATTGGCCCTGACAGTTTGGGCATTCCAAGAACAAGCTAAAAAGATTGAGAAACTAGAAGCTGTAGCACTAGTCCTTCAAACATCTAAAGTAGAGAAGTCTGACCTAAAAGATGTTGAGGACAGGTTATCTAATAGTATTACAGCAATGAAGTCTGATATCCTTGCGAGAATTGACCTTTATTTTCAAAAGACAACCAGTGGGCGTTAGCTCTAAGGAGAGCTAATGTTTTGGACTGTTGTGGACCGTATAGTGAATTTAACTTTCCTTCTTCTAGCTATTTTAATAATCACTCTACTACTGAATACATCTAGTGCTAGCCATGAAGGGTTATTGTTCTCAGAGAAGTTGGAAGCATTTAGACAAGAAACTCTTAAAGCTATGTCTAACAATGTTACATATATCGAGACACGTATCAATAGAGTTTCTGAGAATCAAGATAGTTATCAAGTGAGTTCTAGTTCACGGATGAATGTGCTAGATCAAAGATTGAGTAAGTTAGAAGCTGATGAGAAAAAGAATCAAAGAGTTGTTAATGTAAATAATAACACTCTTACACAGACAGCTTATCCAACAAATAAAGAATAAAAATAAAAAGTCCTTTGGACACCTAAGAGTGACGCCATTTACTCTTCTCAAAATTAAAGCCCGCCTCCAGAAATGGATGAGCGGGCTTCTTTGTGTCTACAACTTACTGAGTTCGTTTAACAGCCTGAGCAAATGTAAGTTTAATATTCTCTTCAGCTCTCTTTTGCTTGTCCATACGAATATATTGTTTAGGAATATCTTCAACATTCCCCACTTTAAGTTCTGTAAGCACAAATCCGGGTGCAGCTAGTCGTAATGATGGCCTTGCAAATACTAACGCAATGGTGAATGACACCAGTTCTTTATACCCAGCAGCAGCTTTTTGTAAGGGGTTATCTATTAATGGGTTTACTGATTGGTATTTACCAAGAGATTGCCATACTACACTAGAATCGCTAACTTTTACAATTTGCCAATCAGTGGAAGCGTGAGTATCTGCACCCCCAAATACTGCAAATGCTGATGTAGATAAAGTCGGGGTTTCATCAACTTGGTCTGGACCGTTGGTAACGCTTACAGTTGGTGTAACTACATATTTATTAGTAGTTGTAAAAGTGGCTGTAGGACTCCAAGCACTAGCACCAATAATTGCTCCGGTGTATTTTACACGAGCATAGTATTGTGTGCTGATATTAAGAGAGCCTGTAGGAACTTGAACACTTGTTTTATTTACAGTATCTGCACCAGAGTTGAACTTGATATCAGTAAATGCTGAGTCTGTAGCTACCTGCCACTGTGAGCTTTGATGTGTATCTTGTCCAGCAGGAGCTGTTGCAAAAGTCGATCCTTGCAACGTTGGCGTAAGCTCAACAGATGTTTGACCTGCTGTTGGATAGACAATGGAAGGTGTGACAATGCTTTGAGCACCAACCGCAATCAGAAAAGAAGATGCAACACCATCCCTCACAACGGTCAAAGTAATTTGTGGCTGTGTAGTTGGATTAGGTACTACAAGAGAAATACTTTCATTAGTACGGGTTGCTGTACCTACAGAAGTAGATACTGTGTACTGACTGAAAGAGTTGTAGTTAGTGATAACATATGTATCTGTGGACCCTTGAGTAACCAAAACAGGTCCAGACAGTGTAACACTGTTCTCGTTATCAATGGAGTTGTAAATCTCAATCCACGCCCCATTGTCATATACAAGAGTAGTTTCATCTTCATATTGCAGAGTGAAACTACCTACAGTTACTGTAACCCCTGTTCGTTTTGCTACAACAATAGCATCCCCTTGGCTAGCCACAACTGGGAGAGTTACTATGGCAGGGGCAGTTAGGAAGTATCTGTGATTTACGGTTGCTGTGAAGTCACTAGAGAAGCTTTCATAGCCTATGAAACGTTTACCACCAAAATACCCAGCTGCTGTTACAAAAGCTTCTTCCCAGTATACATTTGCAGTATCCGTTACAGGATCTTTTGCAAAGTTGTCTTGTTTAGCTCTGTAAATTAAGGAGTCTGAGCCTTGAGTGTAACTCTTCAAGGCCACATAGCTAGTGTACTGATCCCATACAGCAATACCATGTTGGTTTACATGAGCATTGAATTGGTCTTGACGATTATCAAGCCAATTGAAGTTCTGCCTAGTTGGGATTTCTGGCAACCAACCTGTCTGAATTTTATCATCAGAGGGTTTAATCTTATCCCCACCATCTGCCCAAATAATTCCAAGGCTTGTGGGTTTTGAATATTCAGGCATTAATTTATTCCTTAAACAATTGAAGCGGCAGTAGGCCAACCTTCATTTAGCATAGATTCTTCATATGTCCATGCTTGTACATGTTGATATAGTTCATACTCACGATCAAAACAGTCTTGAATATACTTACGAACCGTCGCAGAAAGATCAATAATGTCCGCATTACTAAGAGTGATCCACCCATCTTTCTTTTTATAGTTTGCTGTGTAGAGTGGGTCTGCTTTTGCTGCTGACTTAAGCTCCAAACTGACCAGCCGGTTACGATCATCTGTTGGGATGTTGTGGCCATCCCAAACGCAACCTAGCAATTCACATTGGTAACGTTTAGCAGCAACCCTTCCTAAGATTTCAGATTTAATAGCGTTATCACGATCATCAATCTCTTGCTGAGTCATGGCAAGAATTTCTCGTTGCACTTGTACGACTTGACGCTCCGGGATTATAGTGAAAAGCTCATCACCAAATTTATGGTTCAAAGGAAGAGTCTGGGGTATAATTTCCTCTGGCCACCAAACTGTATTATAGAACCCAAGAGAAGGGTCAACCCAAGTTAGGTCAAGGAGACTAATTGGGAGCAGCCCATACAATGGAAATGGAGGAGTCAAACGGGATGCATAAATACCATCAACAACCATCACTAGATTTTCGTACACTTTGTTTTCCTTTAATTAATTTTTACGTAAGCTGTTCTTACAAGGTCATTGGGTTTAAGCGTAGGAAGATTAAAATTCGACGCGGAGGTTATGTTGCCCCTAACCACATTGGCACCACTGCTCAAAATCACTAATACCCCATTACCATAAGCGCTTCCAGTCCAAGTTAAAGAGGATGAAAGTGTGGTTGTTTTCAGATTATATAGCTTTAACATATAGGTTAACGATGTACCACCTGTAGGAAGCATTATGAAAGAACCTGCCCCATAAACTACAGAGGAGCATATAATACTTGTAGAGGCCGCGCCCCACTCAATGCCATCGCCTGTTACAGCTGTAGCTGCTCCAGAGCTGGATACAGCTACAAAGACTCCGTTGCCATAGGCAACTGAAGACCACGTAGATGATGCAGGTAGATTAGATCCGGCCCATGTAGCTCCATTATTAACTGAGAAAGAAGCAATCGTACTCCCACTAGCTACAGCTACAAAGACTCCGTTGCCATAGGCAACTGAAGACCAACCTGCTGACGCTGAAATAGAAAATTGAGTCCATGTAATACCATCAGAGGATACAGCAACCACGGTTGTACCACTAGCTACAGCTACAAAGACTCCGTTGCCATAGGCAACTGAAGACCACGATGCAGTGGTTGGAAGTGTCCTTTGTATCCACGTACTTCCATCTGACGAGGATGCAGCAATCGTACTCCCACTAGCTACAGCTACAAAGACTCCGTTGCCATAGGCAACTGAAGACCACGTAGCACTGGGTAAATTAGATCCAGCTGCCCAAGTAAGGCCCAGATCTGTCGATATTGCACTAAGTCCAGTTTGACTTATGGCTACAAATCTACTTGATCCATAAGTCACCCTTAACCAAGAAGCTGAACTTGGCATGGCAACTGTTGTGAATCCTTGACTAAAATCAGCAACACTATAAGCATCACCGATAGCAGAAAACAGTAAAGGATTTGAAACTTTACTGATAGACCTCCCATCAGCCTCCACTTCACTATAAGAAGCTGGTGCAAAATGCGTTGAGATGGTTCCAATATCTCCTGTCTGTCCCGCCCTCATAGAAGATGAGGCTAAGGGATTTCCCATAGGCCTGCCGAGTTCCTTAATCCCCATAGATATCTCCTAGAAAAGTTTTAATCAAAAATCCATCCACTCACAACGAAACACAACTCCGCCAGCAACAGCAGCTTGAGCGCCTACGTATAGTCTGTCATTAGCTTCAAGTCTGAGTGGGGTAGATTCACTATAATTAGTGAATACTGTCTCATTTACAGCGGCAGATGTAGCAAGAGTTTGTGTAGCAAGAGTTTCAGAATCAATCATACGGATTGTTGTACCAGCATCTTTACTCAAATAGAGAACCAAAGAGTTTGCTGTAACACTAACTCTCGGCATTGCAAAAAGTCGGGTTAGCAATGCACCGTCCGTACCTGCTGTCATTAGCAGCACTGTACCTGTTGGTGCATCGGAAGATATGGTAGCTGCTGCTGTAACAACAGCCGTAGCTGTTTTAGGAGTTTGTGCAAATGGAGCTGTGAATGTCTTAGCCATAAATATTCCTTAGAAGCAAAGTGCTGTTGCTTGTACTTGAGCAAGGGTTAGACCACCAGAGCTTGCAGCCACTGCTGTAGCAACAAAAGCAGTAGTCGCGAGTTGTGTTGTGTTAGTCCCCGCTGTAGCTGTAGGGGCTGTTGGTGTACCCGTCAAAGAGGGAGATGCAAGGTTAGCTTTCAGGTTCAAAGCTGTTTGTTGCGCTGTACTCACAGGTTTTGCGGTGTCTGCTGTATTGTCTACGTTAGCAAGACCAACATCAGTTTTAGTAAGAACAACTACACCAGTACGACCAGCAACAGATGTTACTGTGTTAACCTGAGCACCAGTCTCAACACCATTAAGTTTTGTCTTATCCGCTGCTGACATAAAGCCAGCCTCAGTTTGTGTAGCATTAGTGTGGGCTGAGCCACGACTACCAATGTGAGCTGTAAGGTTTGTCTCAACAACATCTACACGATCACTCAAGCCACCAACATCAATATCTGTATTTTCAATTGTGTCTTTGAGGTACTGTGTACGATTAGCAAGTTGTTGTTGAGCTATGTTCAAATAGCCAGCAGTTGGTGTACCAAAGCTACTCTTCTCAGGTGCCCCGCCAAGAAGTGGTGTAGTAGTCTCAACTTGAAATACTTTCTCTTCCCATACGGGATTCTCTACAATATTACCCATATGTTACTCCAATAAATGATGCAAATTTACCGCCAACACCTTCTTGTAATGATGGTCCTGCCAGATGTGTTCCGTCCGCTACTTGACTGCCGTCAGCGAGTAGAAATGTATAATTACCGAATCCCTTAGCATTAGGAACACCTTGGAAACCAAAGAAAGAGTCGAAGTCAAAGTTCCCATAGTTAACTCTAATGCCTAAAGGCTGAGGTAGAAGATATGCGTTATAACTATCTGTCTTCTGGATATAAGTGAGCAGGCTACGTTCAAAAGAGCTGAGTTCTTTCCCAACAAGAAGCGTATATGCTGCACCACCCTCACTTTGAATAGTAGAGCCAGATGTGCTAAAGATGAAATTAGCAAAGTCCATGACTTGTTCAGGTGTAGCATGTGTACTATTCTTTGCAATCTTTGCTTTAATAAAGATTCGGTAGATATCATCTGTTAGCGTGATGTTACCAAAGCGTGGATTGTTAGCGTCATAAAAGACAGCACCAACACTTGGATCATAGAAGTCTCCAAATGATCCAGCATTTGGAACACCTTGGAAGCCAAAGAATTCAAAGATATCTACACTAAGAAGTGTACGAGGCTGCCCTACAATTTCACCAATATTGTCAAGGTTTACACCTACAGCAGTGTCAAGGCTACGCTCTTGCATGAGCTGTCTAAACACTTCTTGAAGTTCAACTTTTCCATTGATGAGAAGCTGTAGATATTTATCAAAGACATTTTTTTCTTTAAATTGTTCTGTTACTCGTGATCTAGCTTCTTCTAGGTAGTCTACAGTTTCAAAACTATTTATGGCCATTAGTGTTCTCCTTAAACGAATGTGATATTCTCAGGGAGAACTTGACCAACTTCATCAAACATGGTGACAATATTATTAACACCTGTTGGTGGACTAGTCTTACCAATCAACATACTATTAACTTGATGTCCCGGTACACTATTGATGGGGGTATACAACCGACTGTAAATGATGTCCTGTCCGATACTCAAACTGTTCACATAATCAATAATAGCTTGTTTGATCAAATCATATCCATTCTCTGGAAAGTTTTGATCTATTGTAATATCAAGCTTGATATAGATGTTTACAGGGGTAGGACGTGAGAACTTAATCTCTCTTTGATATCCATATTTATCTGTAATCATCACTGTCGTGTTACCAACAGAAGCTACACCAGCACCGCGATTATCCCAGATAGCTCGTGCAATTTCTACAGAAGTCCCACCATCAACTAGCACAAGGAAACTATGTCCCGGAGTACCATTCTCGTTTACAACATCTGTGTTGTTATCATCAATGAATACTTGTTCAACATCATCAAGACTAAACAATGCAGAGTAGACAGCTTCCACAATGTTACCAGCCCGTTCAAACTTAGTATTACGAAATCGAATACGAAGCTCTTGGTCAGTCTCACGAAGTCTGCCGGGAACAGCTGCAATAGGATTCATCACACTGTCCCAACCAAGGCGGGAGGTTACAATTTGTGTGATGGTGTTGATAGGCTGATCTAGAGGACCAACTTCTACAGCTTGAACATCTCCAAGCTTAACTACTTTGATAATACCAAGGTTGGTTGTGTTAGTCCAAGTTGCAACAAAGAAAATATCTGTGTTATCAATCTTAAGACTGCCATCTGTATTCAAAGTGGTAGTAAGGTCAACAGAATTAGCCAGTATCTGGGCCACAGCACCTGTGGTTAAGGTAGGAAGCGCAGGCGTAACAGTAAGTGTAGTAGCATCATTATCAGTAACTCTTACTAGATATGTGTCTGTGCTGGTGACGGTGTTTTGAATGAACAACCAACGTCCAATATGAGCGTCAACCGTAAGACCACCGTTAGCCCAGGTTACTGTAGTACCAGAACCTGACACTGCTGAAGCAGCATATGATTCCGCGTCAAGGACCCAGTACTCATTAGAAATAGCAGATGTGGTAGAAAAAGCAGGGCTTACCGTAATAGTACCTGTGCTGTCCACGTAATCCGAGATTACACGAACTTCAGCAGTTGCGGTAAAGGGACGAAGAACAACAAACTTTCCATTAAGCTCATCGTCAGCAAACTGCCCAATCAACGCAGCGTCTACAATAGTCGTAGTAGACCCGCTGTCTACAACACCAGGAGTACCTAGGGAACCCACAACGAAAGAAGCTTCCGGAGAAGGAAGACTTACCGTTGAAGGAGTACTCTGGTTGGTCTTATAGATAAGAACGCGAGAAGCACCACCCGGCACGTCCGGGTCATTTGACGACTGGAAGGCTAAACGAATAGCGTCGACCAGTGGCCCTGACTTGAACTCGGATACAGCTCTAGAAGCATCATCATGAGCAACGATACCTGACACTAGGCCAGGAGCGCCACCTTCGGCTTCACCTGAAATAGCGACAATACCATTCTCCGAAGGGAGGACTTGATTTAAAGCAGAAGCGTTGATCTTGGTGATCCCGCCTGGCTTATACCTAACAACGCCATTGAATACAACGAAGCGACTCATG